AAGGCAAAAGGGCGAGGGAGAATATCAGGATCCCGAAAAGATTCGGGCCAGAATGGAGAAGGGTTATCAGACAGCGATGACAGGAGGAGAGGAAGTGGCACCAAGTCATCTGGACGGGAGCCACGGATGGAACATTGGAGCGGCGGTGAAGGCAGCAGATCCGAAGTCTGGTGGGAAGTTGAACCCCCAGTGGGTCGCGTGGTTGATGGGCTACCCAACCGAGTATCTCAACTCCGTGCCTTGGGAAACTCCATCGTCCCGCAGATCGCCCAAAAGATCGGGGAAGCAATAAAGGAGACGTATAATGCCAACGGACAAGATAGCTAAGTTAATAGAAGTGTCCGAGAAGGCGACGGACCCAGACTTCAAACGTATCTGGAAGAATAAAATCAGGCAATTAACCAAGAAATTGGAGAAGGTATAATGCTTTGGAGTCCAGACGAGGAAAAGAAACTGTTGAAAATGTGGAATCAAAGAATCACAGTGGAGAATATCGCGGCGGTCCTGAATCGCCCCCCCACGACTGTGCGGGGAAAGGCCAGGCGGCTTGGACTTCCAATCCGCCGCAGGTCTCCGGTGTCCACTCGCCCAGAGCCTCCCAAAGTTCCCCGAAAATGTCTAAAATGCAGAAAAGAATTTATGGCCGAAAAGCAATATTTTGTCTGTAAGGAGTGCAAAGCAGGATCTGAATGGAGAAGTCAGGGAGTTACTCTTATATGATGAAATATTGTCTGTTGGCAGGGGTAGTCCTTATTGGGTTTATGAATACAGCCCAGGGCGGGGAACAAAAATGCCTATCCGAGGCAATCTATTTCGAAGCCCGTGACCAAGGCTGGGGGGGGATGCTGGCAGTGGGCGTGGTGGTCCAGAATCGTGTCGCGCACCGAAAATATCCAGACACGATCTGTGAGGTGGTGAAACAGGGAAGGTACTGGAATGGCAACCCCGTCAAATGGGCGTGCCAGTTCTCATACTACTGTGACGGCAAGCCAGAACGCCCGGCGGAAAAAGAATCATGGGCCACGGCACAGGAAATCGCCCAGCTTCTGCTAATGCGGAATATCGAAATCGCTGGCCTTGAGGACGTAACCCACTATCACGCAACCTGGGTCACGCCAAGCTGGTCGAAAGTCCTGGAGCGCCGCCAGCAAATCGGCGATCATGTGTTTTATGTCAGCAGATAAATCCGTAAGACATACAAACTTCATGACTTATTCTCTGACTTAATGGCATCTAAGTCGTAACCCATGGCACACAATAAGCATTCGATCTTGTAAATCGAGGGCTCAAGAATTTTACAGCGTTCATAATTCTCAATCGTACGGGCGCCAACTCCAGACAACGCAGAGAGTTCAGTGCGTGTCAGGCCTGACTCCTTACGGAGGGCCCATAATATTATAGACCACTGCTCCTGCATAGTTCCTCAATGTTGGGACTTATCATTAATATCCCAATCCTCCAGTATTGAGTAGTAGTCAACTTCTTCGTCCCCCGACATGATTCCTATAGTTGCAGTCATTAGCCTCGATAGCAGATAGACGACACGAGGAAGACCTAGTTCCTCTGCGCCACTTTCAACTGCTACTCGAAACAAAATGATAGTTTTTGATGCTGGCGTCAGAGAGAGATCTTCGGTAGTTCTGTCCGTTAGCTCTCGGTAGAACGTGTCCATCTTCTCTGTCATGCGCGTAAACTTACGCCATAAGTGAGACGAAGTTCAGCGTCTGTCGGCGCATTTTGTGCTACTTCCACCAAGAAAGCAATCTGCTGCGCTGGAGACCTTTGATTCTGATCCGCCAGAATTAAAAGTTTCTCCCAGGCAGGGATGGGGACTGCAACGCTTTTGTACCTCTTAATGTCGGGCATTCGTGTTCTCCTTTGGTTGATATTTAACTTTGTTACAAGCTTCCCCCCAGTAGTCTCGGCATATATTAGGACTCATGTACCCAACATTTCCTTAATGGTAGTTTGTCATCCTGCCGGTGTAATCCTGTTCCTCGTGACAAAAATCGGCTAATAACCCCCCGTTAGTATCAAGATCTTGTTGTGGCATTAGAAAATCTCTTAGGGGCGCTCTCCCCCAATCCCAACCTTCATCGCAGTCGGGATAATCAAATCTTTCTGCTAACCAACCAATCTTTGATCCCTCCCCAGTTTCGTCGTGAAATATGGGTTCCAAACCAACGAGCAGTGGCTCTAGTTCGTTGTTTGTTTTAAAAAGTGCTTTCTCTATCTGATTGGCTGTATCTTTGCAAAACTCCGTAATGGGTTTGACTTCAACCAAGACCCCTTCCCTGTTGGGGGAGACGGGTTTTAACAAAAAATCAGGGAGCCAGCCTTCCAGATCAAAAGGTTCGTAAACCCAAGACCATCCGAAAACATCAAAAAACGCCGCCCATCTCGCCTCTAACCTGGAACGAAAAATTGTTCCGGCGTACTTCGTCTCAATAGCTTTAATGCCGTACTTCATCTCAACCATTCCTTCAGTTCTTCACCAAGCACCGTGCTGGCGATATCCATCTTGTTTCTAAGAGCCTTGACGATCCGCTCGTCAATGGTTCCTTCTGAGATAAGATCAATATAAGTAACGTGATCTGTTTGACCGATACGGTGCGCTCGATCTTCTGATTGCACACGGACAGCCAGATCAAAACTGTTGGCAAAGTAGATGACGGTGGTGGCCGCGGTGAGTGTAATCCCGTAACCACCTGTCTGTGGATTTCCTACAAAGAATCTAGCGTCTCCATTTTGGAATTGTTCAATGGCGCTACTGCGTTCTTCGTCGGTGGTATCTCCGAAGTAAGAAACCGTTGATCCTGGTCCGTGAGCCTTGGTCAAGGCTTCCGTGATTCGTTTTACGTCGTATCGGAATCGTGACCAGATTATAGCCTTCCCATCTATCTCTTCGAGGCAGTCCATTAATTCATTGATTCGATTGTCCTTGACCTCAATGACCTCGCCGCCATCCGATTTCACATGACCAGATAACACCTGCTGCATTCTTAAAAGCTGGGTCATCACGTTGGGCGCCGTCATGAATTCGTAGTCATCTATATGCGCGAGGGCATATTCCTTTAGTTCTGTGTAGATGCGTTGCTGGTCGTCTGTTAAGGAGACATTGCGCTGGGTATAAATTTTGGCGGGTAGGTCCAGGCATTCATCTTTTGTGATCCGGCTCGAGAATTCTTTCAGGATTGTCCCAAGCTGTTCGAGATTACGGTAGCCCACCACTCGGTTAAACGAGTGGGATCCGACATGCTGCTTTTTCATCACCGCATAGCGATACTGAAACTGGAAGAAGTTGTCGCCGCAGTCGCCCAACAACTCCTTGTCCAGGAAGCGGCATTGCGCCCACAGATCCATCGGACTTTGGGTTACCGGGAAGCCTGTCAGGATTCGGCGGTAGGTTGCCAGTTCGCCAAGTTTGATTAAAGCTTTGGTTCGAGCGGCCTTGGGCGACTTGATCGCCGTGGACTCGTCAACGGCCAATAGTGCCTTGGATGCCGATAACAGAGCGGTGAGGTATTTTCGCCCCTTGGGGGTAGATAGGGCCTCGACATTCATAGCGAGAATTCTGAGGCCCTTTGAGGGCTCCAAAAGGCCCATCAAAAGTGCCTTCTCGGATTTGTTGGCCCCGGATCGCCAAATCACGACTGTTCTCTCAAGTCGGTCAGGCATGTGGGCCGGGATCTCCAGGTGCGCCCAGTTTCGATAAACCCCCTTGGGGGCCACGATCACGAAGGTGTCGATCTCGCCGGCCTCGAACAGAATAGCGGCGTTGTCGATACAAACCTTGGACTTGCCTGTACCCATCTCCATCAGATAGGCCCAGTTGGTTTTGTCCCAAGATTCCAGCAGAGAGTCCGTCTGATGCTGGTAAGGCTCTGTTTTGTGTGTGTAATCTTGTATCGCCATGCATGGGAAAATAGCACAGGATTTACCATTTGCATACTGGTTAATTTGTGCTACAACAAATCTACAGAAAGTGAGAACTGGATATGGCTGTTTTCGTTACACAAGAAAATCCCCGCGTCGATATCGTATCGGCTCTTCATTGGGGAGAGCTTGAACCCCTTGCTTCACCACTCGATCAGGTTCACCTGAATCCGGGAAGAATTGTGGCGGACTGTCGCCGCAAGCTTCGGAATTTTAGTGACGCTGATTGGCTTTTAGCGATGGGTGATCCAGCCATTATCGGCATTGCATTTGCAATCGCCGCATCTATCAACCATGGCCGCGTGAACTTGCTGAAGTGGGATAAGATTGAGAGATCTTATTATCCTGTGAAGGTAAATCTGCGTGGTGGTGGCATTGAGAACTTAGCCCCCTGACGAGGAGAAACGTATATGACTGGTACAAAGACTGAAGATGTTTGGGACGTTATCCAGGCTGATGCATCTGCTTTTGATGGCCTTACGACAGAAGGCGGTAGTGAACTAAGTGAGTTGGTCCGCACCGTATCTGATGTTGGTAAGCAGCTTTCCAAGGCGGAGCAATCAGTCAAAACTTTGAAATCGAAACGTGACCGATACCTTTACGATCTGATCCCCGCGAAAATGGCGGAGATGGGAGTGGACAAGGTTGAGGTCGAAGGGAACAAGGTGTCCTTACGGACTTTTGTTTCCGGCACGATGCCAAAGGATCCCATTGCTCGAGAAGATGCGCTCGCGCACTTGCGGACGATTGGAGCGGGTGACTTCATAAAGAACGACGTAAGTGTGTCGTTTGGAATCACTCAGGACAATTCCGCTAAGTCGCTACACGCTGAACTTGAGGAGAAAGGATTTAATACATCCTCAAAAACCTGGGTGGAGCCCATGACGCTCAAAAAGTTGATTCGTGAGCGGGTGGAAGCGAACCAAGAAATAGACCTAGACATATTTAACGCACACGTTGGAACAATAGCCAAGCTTGAAGGAGCATGAACCATGGTTAAGAAAAATGGAAATGGAAATGGAAAACTACCCGCAGAACTAACCGCGGCATTTGAAGCGGATGCCGGGTTAGGACTAGAAGATGTAACCAATTCGGATATGCAGGTGCCGTTTCTGCGTATCATTCAAGCACTCAGCCCACAGGTTAAGAAGAGTGATCCGGCCTTTATCGAGGGTGCGTCTCAGGGCGACATCTTCAACACCGTAACGAACAAGGTCTGGGATTCGGATAAAGGCGTTTCCGTGTTGCCAGTTCATTTTGTGCAGAAGATGTTGGAGTTTGTTCCAAGATCAGCCGGCGGTGGATTTGTAGGCGAGCTATCTTCCGACAGTGCTGATGTCCGTAGAGCAGTTCGCGACAAAGACCTTGGTATGGAAATCTTACCTAACGGCAATGAACTGGTGAGGACAGCGCAACACTACGTCAAGATCGTGCATGAGGATGGGACACTGGAAAGCGCGATTGTTGACATGAAAAAGACCCAGCTGAAAGTGTCACGCAAGTGGATAACGCTGATAGCCATGCAAAAGCATAATGGCTCAACGCTACCGTCATTCGCCAACACCTACACGCTGAAGTCAATCGAAGACGGGAATGACAAAGGAAGTTGGTATTCCTGGTCCGTGAGCATCGGCGGAAGGGTCGGGAGTATCGAAGCCTACAACGATTGCAAAGAGCTTCACAGCACCATTAAGAGAGGGGAGTTGCAACTTGCTCCTCCCCCTTCGGACTTGGCGCTGGAAGATCAATCTTCTTCTGAAGAAGTGCCGTTCTAGGAAGGGATTGCGGCCCCCTCGTCTGCACACGAGGGGGCCATTTCCCACATGGATAAATTCGCAGACATATTTCTTCAATTATTTGAAGGATACGGTAAGGCCCACGGACAGACAGCTGTCTTGGATCGTGCGAAGCACGGTAAGACACAGGCCAACTATAAGATTGTCCATGAGCCGTTGACCGTTGAACTTGTCCAAGATCACTTGGACGGGAAACTTGGTGTGGGGTCGATACCAATTGATGAGAGAAGCCAGTGCAGTTTCGGTGCATTGGACATAGATGATTACAACCTAGACCTCACCGCTCTTTTAGCGAAGGTCAAGAGATTCAAACTTCCACTGATTATGTGCCGCTCGAAGTCAGGCGGAGCACATTTGTTCCTCTTTCTATCGGAGAAGGTAGCCGCTGCGGAAGTGCGCGATAGATTGGCTGAATTCTCTGCCGTTCTTGGCTGGGGGAACTGCGAGATATTCCCCAAACAGGAAGAGGTTCGCGCAGACCGTGGAGATATAGGAAACTTTATTAACCTACCCTACCAGAACGCAAAGCACACAACCCGTTACGCCTTAAAGGATGATGGCGATAGCTTGACCTTGGAAGAGTTTTTGCTTCTGGCACAAAAAGTCAGGATATCAGCAAAAGATCTTTCCTCCATATCCTTGGGGTCCGACGAGACAATCCTTCCAGATGGCCCACCATGTTGTCAGCAACTGACGGAGTTTGGGATCCCAGAAGGGGGTCGAAACACGACATTGCTTAATGTGGGTATCTACTACAGGAAGTGTGCACCGAATGATTGGAAGGGTCTTCTTGAAAAACACAATCAGGACCACTGCACTCCGCCGCTTCCAGCGAGAGAAATCGTTGTAATCCAGGAGCAACTTGAGAAAAAAGAATACGCCTACACGTGCAAACAGGAACCTCTGCACAGCCATTGTAACAAGGCTCTCTGTCGCAGTCGTAAGTTCGGGATCGGTTTTCATAACTCCCACCCCATTGTAGGTGGATTAACGGTAGTGGAGTCTGAACCTCCCGTATGGTTCGTTAACGTCGATGGATCCAGACTTGAACTTTCGACAAAGCAGTTGCAGATGCAGGTTGAGTTCCAAAGGGCTTGCATGGAACAGATGTACAAGATGCCGGCCAAGATGAAGGACGGGGATTGGCGTGATCTTATAGATACGCTTCTTGAAGACGCCACTCGTATTACAGTTCCAGAAGAGTTGACCCAAAAAGGATTGTTCGTGGAACTTGTAGAGTTGTTTTGTACATCACGTATTGCGGCGCACAGTCCAGAGGAACTTTTGACAGGAAAACCCTGGACAGAAGAAGGTCTCACATATTTCAAATTGAGTGCGTTGCAAGAGTTCTTGAAGCGTAACAATTTCACCCTCTACACGAGGGGACAGATCACTGAGCGTCTGAAAGAAATTAATGGAGGCGTAGAGGCAGATAAGACGTATCGGTTTAAGGACAACAGGGACCGATGGAAATCTGTTCGCGTATGGTACGTGCCAGAGATGAACCGTGGAGAAGTGGACCTCCCAGAGGTCACCTTCGAGCCAGAGGATGCGCCGTTTTGACCGATCAACATGAAACCATTCTTGGTCCGCCAGGAACTGGAAAGACCCAGACAAATTCCAACCGTATCCGTAACTGTGTGGAAGAGGGCATAGATCCTGACAGGATCGCCTGTGTTTCCTTTACACGTAAAGCTGCGAGAGAAAGTCGGGAACGAGTGATGGGAGATTGGGGTATTGATGAAAAGGATTTACCTTTCTTCCAGACTCTTCATTCCATGGCTTACCGGGCTGGCGGCTACAGTTCAGATGACGTTATGGCGCCAAAGGATTTAAAAACCATAGGGGATGCCACGGGGGTTATCTTTGGGTCCAAGAATTCAAATATCGAAACGGATTTAGACACCTTGGGTATTTCCAAAGGCGATAACTACATGAACCTCTACCATTTGTCCCGGAGTAAGAAGGTTCCTCTGGAAGAGATGTATCGGTTGCAGGGCGACTATAAGATTGATTTCGCAGAGCTGGGACGATTGGTGAGGGCTTACGAAAATTATAAGCAAGTCCACAGGAAGATTGATTTCACGGACATGATTGAAAATTTCATCTTGTCTGATGTCTGTCCTGACATCGAAGCCCTGTTTGTGGATGAGGCCCAAGACCTCTCAACCCTTCAATGGTCCATGGTCGATGTATTACGGAAGAACCCTCGTATACAGGTGTTCACGGGTGATGACGATCAGGCCATCATGAACTTTCAAGGTGCGGATGTTCAGGCTTTCCTGGATGCAACAGAAAAGAAAACCGTATTGAATAAGTCCTATCGCGTCCCGGGGTCCGTGTGGGAGCAGGCACAGTCCATTGTCAATCGGATCGATAACCGAGCGCCTAAAGAGTGGTACCCAACGAAAGATGAAGGGAGTGTACGGTATCACCAGAACCTTTGGGATATTCCCCTTCAGGAAGGGGAGTGGTGTTTGATGGCTCGAACCAACAGGATCGCATCCTACTACGCCTCGGAGTTACGTAATGAGGGGTGGGTCTATAGTCGGAACGGACACCCCAGCATCCATCTTAAAACATATGAAGCAATTATGGATTGGGAATCCTGGTGTAAGGGAGAACCTCTAACCCCCACAAAGATCAGGAATATCTACACCTTCATGAAGGTTGGTGAGGGGTTTATAAAGGGCTTTGGTCCAAGGTCAAAGAATCTTTTGAGCATGGCTGAAGAAGAGTCCTACACAATTCAATATGCCAAGGATCATTTAGGGTTGTGGATCGATGAGTCCATGAGATGGCATAGAGCGTTAGGTAAGATTGACCTGGAAACGAAAAACTATATTCTCAATGCCTTAAAAAGAGGGGATAATGTAAGGAATCCTCGTATTAAGATTAGTACTATACATTCCATGAAGGGGGGAGAGGCGGACAACATCATTGTTATTCCAGACCTATCCTACGCCGCTCATCGAGAATACAACAGAAATCCATCTACAGAACACAGGGTGTTTTATGTCGCTGTCACTAGAACAAAAAAGTCCCTCCACATTATTTATCCGCAAACCAACAGGTACTACGATATGTGAACCAAGCCGAGAGGTTATACGACAGATGAACCCTGATGAAATTTTAACAAAGGCAGCTTCCCTTGTTTCCGGTCAAAGGGCCGAGCAACATGGTGATTATGTGAAGTTGCATAAGAGAACAGCGGAGTTATGGAGCACATACTTGGGAACCAAAGTAGCTCCCGCTGACGTAGCTTTTTGCATGGTCTTGTTGAAGGTGGCCAGGGATGAGGGCGGAGCACCTAACGAAGACGATGGTATAGACGCTTCAGCGTATACGGCACTGTGGGCCGCATTGTCGCAGCAAAATGCGTGAAGATTTATTTGATGAGAAAGTTTGGTCTCCGCCGGAGAATCTTCCTGATTTGTCCAGCGAGAAAATTATCTCAGTAGATGTAGAAACCAGGGATCCTCACTTACGAGACTTGGGGCCGGGTTGGACACGGAATGATGGAAACCTGATCGGGATAGCTGTGGCGGCTTCTGATTGGAGTGCCTATCTTCCCATCGCCCATGAGGGCGGCGGCAACATGGCGAAGAATGTTGTTCTGACCTGGCTCCAAGACCAACTTGATCATGGAATGTCTGTGGTGTTCCATAATGCCCAATACGATTTGGGGTGGCTGTTATCAGCAGGGATCGAGGTAAAGGGAACCATTCTTGATACCATGGTCGCAGCCCCGTTACTGGACGAAAACAGATTCAGCTACTCCCTTAATGCACTGGGCTCAACTTATCTTGGCGAAAAGAAAAAAGAAGAAGATCTGAAACGGGCCGCAAATCAGCATGGCGTGGATGCCAAGGCAGAGATGTGGAAGCTCCCTGCTGAAAGAGTTGCCTTTTATGCAGAGGGGGATGCGACCCTCACACTAAAACTTTGGGAAGTTCTTCATAAAAAATTGATGGAGGATGATTGCGAGAAGATACTGGAGATGGAATTATCGTTGCTTCCTCTTGTATTCGAGATGAGGAGAAGGGGCGTCAAGGTGGACTTGGACAAAGCAGAGAAAACCAAGTCGTATCTCCTGTCTCGAGAGAAAGAGGTTTTAAAGGATATTCATGGGGATACAGGGGTCCATATAGAACCCTGGAACGCTAAGAGTCTGGCGAAGGCCTTCGATAACCTAGGACTTTCCTACGAGAGAACGGAGAAATCAGATGCTCCCAGTTTTACAAAGCACTTCCTGAAAACCCATAAACACCCCGTGGCCAAAAAGATTCTGGAAGTCAGGGAATATAACAAGGCCAATACCACCTTCGTGGACACAATCCTTAATCACCAGTACAAAGGCCGTATCCATTGCCAGTTTAACCAACTACGTTCCGATGAAGGCGGCACAGTGTCAGGGCGCTTCTCCTCAAGCCATCCTAATTTACAGCAGGTGCCTTCAAGGCATCCAGAAATCAAAGGTCTCATTAGGGGTCTATTTCTGCCCGAAGAGGGATGTCGATGGGGGAGCTTTGATTACAGTTCACAGGAACCCAGATGGTTGATGCACTATGCATCTCTAGCCCCCTCAACAAGGGAGAGCGACAAGGTAAAAGGAATCGTAAAGCAATATCAGGAATCTGACGTGGACTTCCACCAGATCATGGCGGATATTGCCGGAGTCGATAGGTATCAAGCCAAGATTATTAATTTAGGAACCATGTACGGGATGGGTATTGGCAAACTGGCGCAGACCTTGGGAGACATTCCGTTTGAAGAAGCAAAGGAAATAAGACGAGAATATGACGAGAAGGTTCCCTTTATTCGGGCGTTAGCATCCTCTGTTATGGATGCAGCATCAAAAAGACGGGAAGTTAGGACTCTTTTGGGACGGAAATGTCGTTTTCCTATGAGAGAGCCAAGAGGCTTTTCCAGGAAGGCCAAAACTATTATTCATGCGGAGAAACTTGAGGAACAGTGGCAAGAGATATTAAGCGTTCCTGTAGAAGAGAGAGACCGAGATTGGTCCCGCAGTAATCCGGCCACTTTCCAGGTTGCGTTTGTTTACAAGTCCCTCAATCGTTTGATCCAAGCTTCCGCGGCGGATCAGACCAAGAAGGCTATGCAAGACTGCATCGACCAGGGTCATTGGCCCATGCTCACTGTTCATGACGAACTGTGCTTCTCGATAGAGAGTGATGATCAGGTGACCGAGATCAAGGATTTGATGGAGAATTGTGTCCCGGATATGAAGATACCGTCCAGAATAGATGTAGGTCTGGGGGACAATTGGGGGTCCGCTAAATAGTTCTTCCGAACATTCCTCGAAGGGCGTGTCCACGTCCTCCTATGCCGCCCATCATCGGA